GGGCCTCCTAAGAGGCCCTCTAGCACTCACATGTGCTGCAAGTCGATTCCTCTAATCTATTAGAGGAGGACGCTTGTTCTCTGAAACAAAGGAGTTAGATCTAGCAGTGCAAACCACTAGCTCCGCCTCCCCCTTATAACAACAACCTTTAGGAACCCCATGTCCGGTTACGTCACTTCCTACAGGAACCCCGACGCTCTGAAGGGTGTACATGTTATGTACAGCCGTTTTCCAGAGCAAGGGAGACCTCCTGAGGATATTGACTTGACCGGGTCCTTCCTTATGCCAGGGCAGATCGAATCATATCGATCTGTTAACAGGCGCGGCCGAAAGGATATTGACCAGACGAACGACCAGATCCTACGCTCTGCGCAGGACGATGGTAGTTCGATCGTGAATTCTCACGATTCGGGTCACACTTTCTTCCGCAAGCAGGAGAGCCTGTCCTTGTCTCATCCCATGGTCCACTTGCGTGGGTCTGGGGAGTACGAGAACGGGCTTCCGGGAACCAGATGGTTCACCGGACCCCTGTACCACGCTGGCGTTACCTCTAACAGTCTGTTTGAACGTATTCCTGACATTAATGTCGGGTACTACGGGATGCAGGCTATTCAGAGGACACGTCCAGCGAAACCTGTTGCGAACTACGCGCAATTCATCGGCGAGCTTAATCGCTTGCCGAAGCTCCTTGTTTCGAAGGCAACCTTCTCGAATCGAGCAGCGCGCTACCGGGATCTTAATCCTGGGAACGCCTACTTGAGTGTCGAGTTTGGTTGGAAACCCTTCATCAGGGATGTGCTGAAGATAGTCAAGGCTGTCAAAAACAGCCAGAAGATTATCGACCAGTACGAACGCGACAGTGGTCGCGTTGTGCGTCGTTCAGCTGGCTTCGATCCTATCGTGAGGAATCAGGAAATCCGTCGAGATACCGAGTTTTCACTCGGTTTTCTCGATTCCAACGGATTTCGCGATTTCATGCGCGATAGGAATTGGAGAGGGACGCAAACAACGACCAGGACCTCTTCTGAGAGGTACTGGTTTTCCGGAGCGTATACGTATTACCTTGAACACGGCCAAGATGCCGTGTCCAAGATGAAACGTTACGAAGAACTTGCAAATCAAGTTCTTGGAACCAGGCTCACGCCTGAGACCCTCTGGCAGCTTGCGCCATGGAGTTGGCTCGTCGATTGGTTTGTCGACATCAGTGCCATTACTGGCAATGCTGTCGCCTTCTCGAATGACGGGCTTGTGTTGAAATACGGTTACCTCATGCGTCAAACGACGCAGAGAATCGTATGCCGGTCGGAGAACGTAAAGTTCTGGTCGCCCGGTTATGATGGAGACGTTACTTCCATCCGCACACTCGTTCAACAAGAACGTGTGCGCGCGACGCCCTACGGGTTTGGTGTCAACATGGATGGTCTAACAGACTATCAGTGGTCCATTCTTGGAGCACTCGGCCTAAGCCGCGGTGGCACGAAACGGATGAGATACAACGAGTAGTTGTTACTCGCTCATCGAACAAAACAGACATCTACTACCTGTAGGTGTCTTAGTAGTCACAGCAACCGCTGTGGCGAACAAAAGACAGGAACAGTGCCATGGCTCTCGCCGATTCTCTCTCTCTCAAGATCGGATCCGCAACCACTCCGCTTCCGCGGACTGGTTCGGATCTGCTCACTGGTTCTTACAAGGCCAGTGACGCAGGTCTCACCCTGACTGTCACGCGCACCGAAGGTGCGCGTGTTCAGAACCGGGTTCGACTCGATCACGAGAAGGTGGTGGCTGATCCTCTGCAGGCTGGGCGTAGCTCCGTCGAGAACATGTCGGTTGCACTTCAGTTCAACCGGCCTCGCGGAGCGACCGTTTACACGGTTGCCCAGGCTGCGGAGATCGCGAAGGGCCTTACGGACCTTCTCACCCCCGCGCTCCTCGTTCAGATCCTGAACGGTGAGCACTGAGAGCATGATCGACACGATGTCGTTCATGTTGGGCGCTACAGTGTCTCTCGTGACCGGTGTGATCCTGACAGGGCTGGTTGTTATCAACCGGCTCTTCGGGACTGCACAGGCACGAAAGCACTAGGCGTCTCGGCAATTAGAGCTCTGGCTATCGATTCCCTAGCGCAGAAAGGCGCAGGAGATGAAAAGCGAGATGCTGTTCTTGCATGAACTCCTCCAAGAATTGGGGGAGTGGTGTCATGTGAGTACCGTCCGAGATTGGAAAACCATCTCGGACCGCGTTGAAAATGAGGGACTATCCTTTTTGTGGATAGTCCTACCGAACTTTGGCTCGGGCCTCCAAAAGGCCCTTGACCAAGGATTCGTAAGCGACGACCTCTTCCACGGTTTCCGTGGAAAAGGCGGTCTCCCCCGATTTCTCGGGGGTTTCCTTCGCCTTATTTTCGATGAAGCAAGTGGTGTGTTGCTGAATGAACCGTCTGAAGATGCAATCTTTGCCGTACGCCAGATAACAATGGCTTTCGGTAAGGTGCGCATGCAATGCTCTCCCGAAAGGGAGAGGAAGGCACTTGACGGTTTCATTCAGTGTGAGAAGGAGTTACGGGAAGCTGACTCTCGCCGTACTCAGTCTATGACTGAGGACTTCGTGCGAGTTAGTTCTCTGCTTTGGGCAGAGCTTTTCTCAGCCGTAGATCTTGCGATCTACAGAGACGAGCTTGTTCCATCGCACGGGCCTGGTAACACGGCTGACAAACTTTCCGGTAACGAAAAGTGGAATCAGTTGACGTGGACCAAGCGTTTGGACGCGGTATTCCCTCACTGGGAGTACCTCGTTCCGAACTACAACTTCATTGAGAAGTTGTCCGCTGTAACTATCCTCGAACCTGGGGAAGAGATACCCGCAAAGGTAACTCTTGTCCCTAAGACACCCAAAACGCCACGTATTATCTGCCAAGAACCCACCTGCATGCAGTATATGCAGCAGGGGATTCGGAAGCTGATTTACGATACTGTCGAAGCCATTGACACGGCTAAGCAGTTTATCGGATTCCGTGACCAAACGCCTAATCAGCGCTTGGCCAAGGAGGGCTCCCTTTACGGGAAGCTCGCCACGCTAGATCTTAGTGAGGCTTCCGATCGCGTTTCGAATCAGCTTGTACGTTCCATGTTGCAACGATTCCCGCATTTGTTTGCGGCAGTCGATGCGACTCGGAGCCGAGTTGCTGATGTGCTTGGCCATGGCGAAATACGCCTGGCCAAGTTCGCGTCTATGGGTTCAGCCCTCTGTTTCCCGATCGAAGCGATCGTCTTTACGACGATCGTCTTCATCGCGATAGAGAAAGAGCTCAACACACCCCTTACCCGCAAGCTCGTAAAGAGCATGGTGGGCAAGGTACGCGTCTACGGGGACGACATTGTCGTCCCTGTAGAATACACAAGCCGCGTTGTTAGCGAACTTGAAGCCTATGGGCTTAAAGTAAATGCTAGCAAGTCTTACTGGACTGGAAAGTTCAGAGAGTCTTGCGGAAAGGACTATTACAACGGCCGAGATATAACTCTCGCGCGCGTACGTAATAGATTCCCAACACAACGCAAGGACGCTGAGGAGATCGCTTCCTTGGTTTCTCTGCGGAACCAGCTTTACGAGCTGGGCCTTTGGAGTACCACTGAAGTTTTAACGCGCATGATTGAACGGTTCATACCGTTCCCTCGTGTTGCTAAGACCTCCTCTGTCTTGGGCAGGGTGAGTTACCTGGGTTATGAAACCCAATCTGTTCACCCTCACCTTCAGGCCCCCCTTGTCAAGGGAGCCTATCTGGTGGGTAAAAGTCCAGTCAATAGATTGGACGATTACGGCGCACTTCTCAAGTGTTTGCTTAGAAGCGGTGATATGCCTTTCACCGACAGCAATCATTTGGAGCGTTCTGGACGCCCCGATGCCGTCGACATCAAGCTCGGGAGGCGTAGTCCCTTTTAGGGATTACGGGTGAGCATCACAACTCACCGCACGGAGACTTTCGTCTACCGGTAGGCTAAATGCCTACAGGAGATGCACCTTTACCTTCTTTATCCAAAGAAGAACAATAAAGGCGGCAGTGCATCTCCGTGCCC